ATCATGATACTCCAGCATCAAATAAATTTAATAACAAATATGATTGGGGCGGATACATTCATAAATTTTTAAGAATTGGAAATGGAAAAGCTTAAACATAAATTACCAATTTTTAATATTGTAGATCATTTATGTATTGATGATAATATTTTGTATGATTTACAATCTATATTTTTAAATTTGGAATCCGAATTTCAATCAGTTTTGGAAGTTAATAAAAAACTTTGTGGATTACACCACAAGTTAACTACATCGGTATATGATAATTTCTTTCAGATAGCATTAACAGATTCTAAATATAATAATGAAGATGTTGATTTAGAATTTTGTGAAACAATTCATGATGAATTACATAATTCTATAAGAAGTAAATATGAACTTGCAACTACTGATAATTCTCCATTTAATGAAAATACGTATACTCATCCAACATCGACATATGTAAGGTATAAAAAATCATTTGATAACGTATTATCTAAATTTAAAGGTAAACCTACTCGTATAAGACTTGTAAAACTAAATGCCGGAACTGATATAGCACCTCATATAGATTATGATCCATCATATGCAGTTAGGATTATTATTCCTATTTTTTCAACTCCGGAATGTGTAAATATTTTCTGGGAAAAGAATCAAGTTCATTCAATGTTTTTTGAGCCAGGAAAAGCATATTTTCTAAATACAGGATATAAACACGCTGTGATGAATTTTAGTAAGCACGATAGATATACATTTATGATTTCGGTAAATGGAATAGAAGACATAAAACATTTGATTTCTTGACAACTATAAATAAATAAGCTAAAGTAGTATTTGATTACTTGGACAACCGCAGGAGCAATTTTGAGGAAGTTCGGGGCTGCATAGAGTAGGAGCTACCGCTCTATGGGAGAATATATGTAAGATCGCTGCCACAAAGAAAAGGATGTTCAACGAAAGTTGATGGCCCCTGAGTTGAAACTCCTCCTATCGATTCTTCAGTCTATTCGTTATCACCACAACGGTATCCGCAGCAAGCCAAACAGTTCCTATTGACTCTACTCGACGAAGGAACGGGTTGGTGCACCTTAGATCCGGCTTGAAATCCGGGGAGGACAGAGAAATCTGTAGATGAATGGTTGTCGCCCGCAAGGGAACAGAACCCCGGCTATAGAGTAATCAATTTTTTATGAAATATAAGATAATAATTAAAGGGCGTCAGAATGCTATAGAAGCATCCGATTGGTGTGATGAAAACATCGGTGATTGGAGAGAAGGCCAATGGAGATGTTGGAGTGATGAAGGTAGATATGCCTATAGCTTTATGAATGAAACTGATTATCTTTGTTTCTTGTTGAAGTATAAACATCTGGAGGAAATATGAAATATTATCAGCATTCAGATGGTGTTAGACGACTGTATCCGGAAATTATTCCTAAAGGTTGGGAATTTGTTATTTCTCCGGATTTTAAACAATTTTGGAGAAAAAGAAAATGAATGAAGTAAAAGATTCACACAATTCGTTTTTGTGGGTTCCCGGAGATCAAAGGGGACATTTGAAGCCGTTTCTTACGGCTGTTTGGTATAGTATAGTGTCGATGGTTGCGGCCTATATTTTTCTTAGTATGATTCAATAATTTGGAGGTAATATGAAGAGGGTAATTGAGATACGTTCCGCTGAGGGTGGAGAAGATAGCAAGCTATTCGCAATGGATCTTGCACAGGCATATCAGAGACATTTCGATCGAGTTGGATGACTCAATCGTTTAGTTAAAGATTTACCTGGCGAAATTTATATTGAAGTAGTAGGCAAGGATTTAACTAAACTAGAAAATGAATCTGGTGGTCATCGTATTCAGCGAGTACCTCCAACAGAGCGTAAAGGTAGGGTTCACACCAGCACTGTAACAGTTGCTATTACCGATCCTGAATTGCGTGTAGAAGAATATAAGGATTCTGATTTTAGAATCGAATGGTATAGTGGTACAGGTGCTGGAGGACAGCATCGTAATAAACATCAAAATTCGTGTCGTATTACATATGTGCCCACAGGCCAAACTGCTACAGCACAACATCGATCGAGACAAAATAGCCTAGAACAGGCGAAAATAGCATTATTAAATACGCTTAATTCGCAAGCACGCAAAGAGTTCAAAATAAGCCTAGATAACAACAGAAAAGAACAAGTTGGCTCAGGAATGCGTGGAGATAAGATAAGAACTTACCGTTTTCAAGACGATGTTGTAAAAGATCACATAACTGGTAAGTCAGGAAGTGTTAGACAGGTCTTACGTGGTTATTTTGACTTGATGTGGTAAATATTGTATAGTATAAGAATCTAGCTATTAAGTTAGCAAATTTGTGATAGAAAGGTGTCTCGGACGCGGTTTCGAAACCGCCACCTCCACCCTTTAGTTCCGTATCAGATACGGGGGTGAAATGGATTCGACGGGGTAATAAGTATATCACTGAATGGATCGTCAGGCGATCGACGAAAATGAAGCAAAACGTTTAATTGCAAACGAAGAAACTTTCGCTCTAGCTGCCTAAGAAACACTAAGCGTGGGGTAGGAAATACCTTATTAACCAAACAACCTGGGGACTTCGGTCCCCATTCTTTTGATCACAATTTCTTGATAAATATAGGTTTAGCAAGGAATACCATGAGCGAAAATCAATCACAGAAAATATACAATGTTGTGAATAACTGGTTAGAAACTGTTAAGCGAAAAGATCCTAAAGAAATATCAGATCTATATTCGGAACAAGCAGTATTACTAGGAACTGTTGCGGAAAATGTAAAACAAGGTAGATCTGTGATTAAGACATATTTTGATATGTTTGTTAAAAAAGAGCCAGTGGGTGTTCTCAACAGTATTATTTTCAAATCATTAGGTGAGAAATACGGTGTTGCTGATGGTAACTATACATTCACTCTAAATGATCCCGACAGCGAAACTGGTAGAATAAATATTCCTGCCAGATTCACGTTTGTTATAGATTTAGAACGTAGGTTGATCGAAACACATCATTCCTCTTCTAATCCCGGAAATTTATTAACTGATATTTAAACTTCTGTTTGTACATTTCTTCGTTGCAGCGCACGATAAATATTAGTCTACCCAACGGAGAAACAATGAAACGAATATTTACGATATTAGCCGCCGCTTTGGCGATTACAGTTCATGCACAAGATGTCACTGGTGCAGGAGCTACCTTCCCGGCTCCTATTTACGCAAAATGGGCAGCAGCTTATTACAAAGAAACAAACAACAAAATCAATTATCAATCGATTGGTTCTGGTGCCGGTATAAAACAGATTGAAGCATACACTGTGACTTTTGGTGGAACAGATATGCCATTAACAGATGAAAAACTTGCTGCAGAAAATTTATTTCAATTTCCTACAGTTATTGGTGGTGTTGTTCCAGTTGTTAATATTGATGGAATAAAACCCGGAGAATTAAAACTTACCGGGGCTTTAATTGCTGATATTTATTTGGGCAAAATTTCTAATTGGAAAGATCCTGCAATTGCAACTTTAAATCCAAAACTGAAATTACCAGATTCATTAATCATGCCAATTCGTCGAGCAGATGGTTCGGGCACATCTTTTCTATTTACAAATTATCTTTCAAAAGTAAGTCCAGAATGGAAAACTAAGGTAGGAGAAGGTACAGCAGTAAATTGGCCAGCTGGTGCCGGCGGCAAAGGAAACGAAGGTGTTTCAGCTTATGTAGGGCGTTTGAAAAATTCTATTGGATACGTTGAATATGCATATGTAAAGCAAAATAAGATGATATATGTATTAATGCAGAACAGTGCAGGAAATTGGGTTGCACCAGATGATGAAACATTTAAGGCAGCAGCTGGTGGCGCAAATTGGGATAAAACATATTATCAGGTTTTGACCAATCAATCTGATAAAAATGCATGGCCAATTACAGGTGCTACATTTATTCTAATTCATACCAAAGTAAAAAACGCAGGTGAAACTAGATCTGCATTAGCATTCTTTGATTGGGTATTTACTAAAGGTGATCAAGCAGCAATTGAATTAGACTATGTGCCTTTACCATTAGTGGTTAAGAATAAGATTAGAGAAGATTGGAAAAAATTGGGATTGTTTTAACCGAAATTTGACAAGTTCTATAATATATTATATACTTGATGAGTCTATGCTAAATAGATATCCCGTTGGGATTTAATAACTATAGGAAAATTAAATAATGAAGAAATTAGCAATTATTGCACTTTTGGCGTCAGCCGCTACTATGGCTTCGGCCGCAACCGAAGTCGAACTTCATGGTGGACGCAACTTTGGCGTAGATCAGAGTTTTACAGGACTTTCTGTCGGACACAGAGTCGACAGTCGTGCTCTTACACTAGGATTTGATCACGCATCAAAGTGGGATCGTTGGAGCTTAGTTGGCTCTCGTGATATCACTACATTGGGTCCTGTAATCGTCGATGCTAAACTTGGTTTGGCACACGTTAATCCGGATCATAAGAAGAGTGGTTGGGCCGCAACTCTCGGTCTTGGTGCATCATTACCGATTGCCCCACATACTAGTCTGGTAGCAGATATTGCATATCAGAAGGGTCAGCATAAAATCCATCAATTTGATGGTGCTGTGGCTTCAGCTGGTGTGAAGTTTACATTCTAAAATATACTGAATGAGTTAAGGGACTTCGGTCCCTTTTCTGCTGAGTACAGTCTCGACTTGAGATAAATACTTTTGCCCACAGTGGGCACCGACGGCATTATAAATATAAGCACCTATGCCGTGTGCTGTAGAAAGGAAAACATGATCATGTACCACAACCAGCTCGCCGTAGCTATCAAACACAACGGCAAAATCCTCCGCGAAAATAAAGACCTAGTTCAACTTCCGTTTGGATCAGAATTTTCAGTGCTAGTCAAAAACCTCAACTCACGTAGAGTAAAATTCACTCTACATATTGATGGTCAAGATGTTCTCGACGGAACTGAAATCATTGTTAACGCAAATAGTGAATCTGAAATAAAGCGTTTTATCCGCAATGGAAATATGAATGAAGGTAATGCCTTCAAGTTCATAGAACGCACTCAAGCAATCGAAGATGGTCCACGCGGTGTCAAAGTAGATGATGGTGTTGTAAGAGTAGAATATTGGTTCGAACAAGAAGCACCAACCATAACAACAACCTATCATCGAGATGTATGGTGGAATGAATATCACTATCCATATTATAGAAGGTCTATCTGGGAATCACCATTCAATGGACCATTTCTTGGATCTTCTTCAGATCAAAAGATGAAGTCAGCAGTAGGCAATTTACAGAATAGCGTTCAATCTGCAAATGCTCAAGCAAGTTATTCATCTAATGCGGCTTCTGAAACTCTTTCAGATAAGAGTTATTCAAATGCCGAAGTATCAATAAATGATGTAGGTATTACCGTTCCAGGTTCTCAAGTTCAACAACAGTTTCATACCGTTTATGGATTTAAATCTGAAACACAATCTCATGTTATTGTTATTAGATTGACCGGACGAACCGGATCGATAAATATTGCTGCTCCAGTTACAGTAAAGACCAAAAACATTTGTTCTACCTGTTCTCATACAAATAAGCATAATGCGAAATATTGTAGCCAGTGTGGGACATCACTTGAATTAGTCTAACCACTTGACATGTGTGGCCACTACACATACAATAGTGGCATAAAGAGTATATATCTTGAGCGTAGTTCAAGATGAGCTATAACGTAAACACAGTATTCTATAGTTTTAAAGTAAAACGTCCATTAGATTCTAGTGGAAGACCTGGCAAGTGCGATACCTGGAAAGATACTACTGTGTTTATGAATTGAGTATAACGGGCCATAGTGGTCGCCCAGTTTGAATTGGGAAGGATCTACTCAATTCATAAATACAGTTACAATTTAACCTAAGGAAAACTACCATGATGTAGATTTATTTTAATTCTTCTTAAGAACGTTTGACAGTTCGCGCATTGCAATTTTGTTAGACATCAAACCAATTTTTAAGGAAGATATTATGGAAACCGAAATCGAAAAGAAAATCAAGGACATTCGTCCTCAATGGAAGGCACTTGCTGCCAAACGTGAAATTACCAAAGAAGATATTGCTGCACTCTGCATCTACCGTGCTGTTTTTAAGGAACAGATCCCGGAAGGCGCAAAGACTCGTTTGCATAAATCCTTCAAGCCTATTACCAATCCTGTGAAGCTTAACAACGGTGCTGATCCGAACGGTGCATTGATCACTGCTCTTCATTCCATCAAGTATTCGCATTTTGCTGACTGGCTTGATAAGGAAGAACTGCAACAACTTATCGATGCCGCTAAGGAGACTCTGAAAGCGGGCATCAAATGAGCTATATCTATACTTTTATTCGACGAGATTTATCTCCCGAACAAAAGATCGTTCAACTTGGTCACGCTTGTCATGAAGCGGGTAAACTTCTGTCACATGCAGAACACCGTGAAACTTCGAGCTTGATTTTGTTGTCCGCTGCAGATGAAAAGGACTTAAAATCTATCGCTCGAAAGATTGATTGTGCTGGTATTGATTTTTACATGTTCTATGAACCTGATAATGATATGGGTTATAGTGCAATCTGTACCAGACCAATCACATCTGAACGAGAACGTAGATTTTTCAGTAGATGGGATTTATATTGCGACATCACTTGACAGTAAGTAGTAGCGTATATAAAATAGAAGCATGACGTGATTAGTGTAGAGCGCACATTCACTGCTCGTTGGAGCATCTGATGATTGTCATACGGCTTATAACCGTCAATGTCATTCACGGCTAAGGCCCGGGTTCGCGTCCGGGATCACGTATATTGCCTTGTTAGCTCAATGGTGGAGCAGCGGATTCTAAATCTGAGGGGCCGGGGTTCGATCCCCCGACAGGGCGCCAAGAATATTACCGTACTGGTGTTTTACCGTCCTCTAAATTATGGCGGTATATGAAGAGAGTTCGAGTCTCTCCGCGGTGTTCAGATAAGGTTGATTGACCAGGTGGCCCAACCCACTGTTTACATGGTATGGTGGAAATAGTGCAGGATCGTTCCCTGCCGCAATCGTAAAATGGACTGGTGTTAATGGAAACACAGTTACTTTTAAATACTGTTCGAGGTTCAAATCCTCGGTCCGCCTTAAATTTTTCCTGTTGACAATTTATATACCTCAAGTTATACTATAAATAATTAGGAGGTTATATGAAGCGTGGTGAAGCACTCAACAAAATGCTTGTTCTGGTAACTACAGAATTCGATGGCATTTTTGATAAGGGTGGTGTCCCTTATGTTTTGCATTGCTTAAAGGTAATGCACTATCTGAAATCAGAAGATGAAGAACTGATGTGCATTGCACTTGGTCATGATTTGGTTGAAGACCGCAAAAACATCACGTATAAATACCTTCGTGACATGGGTTTTAGCGAACGTGTGATTGCAGGCATTGCTGCGGTCACTAAAGTACCCGGTGAATCACCCGAGGAATATTTGGCTAAAATCATGGCAAATCCTGACGCGATTCGTGTTAAACTTGCTGACTTGCGTCATAACAGTGACATTCGCCGTTTGAAGAGTGTAACTGCCAAGGATGTGGCTCGTATTGAAAAATACCATAAGATGTATTTGTCCTTAAAGGAGTTGGTGTGAAATATGGTGTTATGGTATCTTATGACACTTACCATGATTCAAGGATAATGCTGTGGTTATTGGAGTACAAACCTGATTACAAAGTTACAGCGATAATGGATACATCACCAATAGGAATGAGTTTTTATTATTCATTTTCTTCAGCAGAAGATGCTAATGCTTTTAAGTTGATATTTGGATGATCGAAGAAATCAAGTATGTGACTTGTCCGGATTGCAGGGGACGAGGTTCCAATTTGGAACCACACCAACGTCCTTGGGGTTACAGCGAAGTCGAAGTGGATTGTGAATTTTGTGAGGGTGAAGGACAATTTGAAGAAGAAGATTATCTAATTCTAAAATTAGAAGGTAAAGTTTGAAAGTCGGATTTACCGGTACACAAAAAGGAATGTCTCAACATCAGAAAGAACAATTTGTTCTAAAGTTGATGGAAATGAACATGACTCAATTCCACCACGGTGATTGTATTGGTGCTGATTCTGAAGCTCATGATATTGTTAGAGAATTCTTTCCTGATGTATGGATTGTAGGTCATATTCCCGATAAGGATAATAAACGTGCCTTCAAGAAATGTGATGAATATAGAGATCCCTTGCCCTATTTGGTCCGTGATCGTAAAATAGTAGATGAGACAGATTTTTTGATTGGTAGTCCAAAATCCGATGAAGAAGTTCTTCGTAGTGGAACATGGACTACAATTAGGTATTCAAGAAAAATAGATAAGCCGCGAAGGATACTTGAGCGATGAAATATAGAGTAATAGTTAGTGATAGTGAATTATGGCCGTTTAAGGTTCAGAAAAAGAACGATAAATCATTCTTTCCTTTCTGGAAAAATGTGACAGAATTTAAACAAGCATACGATGCTGAAAATTTTATTCGTAGAACTGTTGAAAGACAAGTATTATTTGTAAAAGGTCAGATTATTTTCGAATACACCGAAGCCGATCTTGTTGTTGATAGACTAAAGAATTCATCGAGAAAAGAATCTGAAATTGGAGCAGCAATGTCCGAAGCTCAACATGTCCATGGCATGGTGCAAAACAATTCTCAGAGATTAATGAAATGAGCGAAACAATCATAACAAAAGGTTGGCCAGGGCCTAAAGGCAAATGTGATATTTGCAACACCAAACCTGCCATGCATTGGTTCGGTGATACCAGCGTTGCTTTGTGTGGTGATCGAGAATGTGCTCAAATTAATCAAGCTGCCTGGGATAAAATGTGCCGAGAAATGGAAGAAGAAGAGGCGTATAGAAAAGAACATTGGGAATGGGGATAAATAAGAATATGAATAATAATACAACCGCAAGATTGCCATTAAGGTCAAGTGAATCCGTTGATGTTTTATATCAACAAATTTTAGGAAATATTAAGCGTGATGGACAAGGACAGTTTCGTACTGTCGAACCTGAAATTGAAATAATTCCTGGTCCACATGCAGATATTTTTGTAAAGATTTTGAAATAAATTAGCCCCGGTGGTGGAATGGTAGACACAGCAGGCTTAGAACCTGCCACCGAGAGGTGTAGGGGTTCGACTCCCCTCTGGGGCACCAAGAAGTGGATATGTTTTGGTATGGGCATCTGGGCTCATTTTAACACAAAAGTCGTGCCAAAGCCTCTATAATCCATTAGAAGGATATTATGGAAATTTATAGATCTACTTTTCGTCAAATGCTTTATGAAGCCATTAAACAGCAAGAGCGGATTGAAAAATTTCAATTAAGATATACATCCGATTCAGCGTATCTTGCAGCAATGAAAGAATTGCTTGCTAAAACCGAACATGAAGAATCGGTAATTTATTTGAAAGATTAAAATGTTTGAATGTCATATTACTGTATCAACGGATCACGCAGAAGTAGCAACTCAGGTTGCAAAAAGTGAACATTGGAAAACATCCGAGATTGCCCGTGATCCAATTTTAGGTGATAAGAATTATTTTTATCTTACTACTCATTCTGCTAGTTATGATAGTATGTGGAAAAGATTACGGAAAGCAGTTGATAGTTTGGAAGAAGCAAAGATTCCTATTATTCGTGAAAAGATTGAACTTATTGTTCATGACACGAAAGTAAAGGTATAAATAGTTAAGTTGTAGTTTTATCTATCGGGAGCAATGGTCACTACTGGAAACAGTATATCGGATAGAGTGAAAGTCTCTATGCGTAATCGAAGCGCCCAAACGTCCCGCGGAGTTCGATAACTATAATACCTAAAATATATGGCCTGGCCTAATAATATTAATCATGTAGATTGTATTGGTTTTCCTAAAACCTTTTTACCTGCCATTCGTAAAGCAATTGAGAATGATATGGTGAAATGGGGTAGGGTAAGTATGTTCGCCGAATCCGCTGCAGGAGATTTTGAGTGGGTAGGTTGTAGATGGATATTGTATGAACAATCTGAAACGGTTTATTGTATTCGTCTCGATTATGGTTCGGTGACTGCGGAGGACTTGACGGCAGCAATGATTAAAGGTAAAATAGAGTCATAGTAAGTAATTTGCCTCGGTAGTTTAATGGTAGAACGCCATCCTTACACGGTGGATACGGGAGTTCAATTCTCCAACGAGGTACCAGAGTTGGCTCGTTCTCAAGTCTGTAAAGACATAAAGAGAACGGTTAAAAGAGAAGGAGTATAAACCTTCGGCCAGTCCATTTCGCATCGTGCCCCTTTGATGTAAAACTCGGGTGGTCTGTGGTACCGTTCGACCTAAAATGCTGTATCAGGGTGAGAATCCTTAACAATCGGGACGGTCTTATCATTCCGTTACGGATTTAGGTCCCAATTTGATACGTGAGTTGAAACGTTAGCATAGGGAATTCGAAAATCCCTAAGCGAAACACTAATTTCCCGCTTTGGCATTCAGCGTTATTGATATGTCCGATTGACTTCGAACCGTTATGTCGAAGTGGAGCTTATCTGTTCATCCAATTGCAACAGAAATTTTGTGGGATTGATTTTCAATAACCCAAGTGAGTAGTAACACTTACCTTCCATGGAGGGTATAAACATATCGGGGGCCGAACCGTTAGTGTTGGATAGTGGAAAAATTCAACACAAGCTAGAATTCAAAGTACAGATAAATATCCGTGGTAGTTTTTATCTATATAGGAAATAAATTTATGAAAAAAGTAATTTTTGCTGCTATGATAGTATCTTTAGCTGGTTGTGCAGTAGCATATCCAGTTCCACAATATCAAGGATATGTTGTTTCTGATCCTTTCATTTTAGCTCAACATCCAAGAGATGTTGTGTATGTTTGGGATCCTATAAGATTCCTATATTATTTTGTTGATCATAGACATCATAAGCATTATATGCCGCCTCATTGGAGACATCATCGTCATGGACATCAGGGTGACCCTCGCTGGGAATATGAGCGCCATCAACATCATAATCATAAACATCATGGACATGATAATCATAAACATCATGGACATGATAATCACCCTGGACACGGACACGATCGTAGATAATATTTTATGAAAAGTTTGATTCTTGCTGCTATTGTTGTATCTTTAGCAGGATGTGCTGTATCTTTGCCTTCTCCAGGTAATAATGTCATTGTTTATCCTCCGGTTCGTGTGGATTCGGTTGAAATTGTATATATGTGGGACCCGGTAAGATATCAATATTATTATGTTGATAAGAGGGATAGCAGGCATTATATGCAGGTTGATTGGAAACATCCACACGGTCATAAACCACCGGGTCATGATTATTGGGATAAGAGGTAGTATTCTATATTAAGATTACTTTTAGCTTGAATAGAGTAAATAAGTTTACATCATTAGATGTAAACTGGAGGTAATTTTATGAAGAGCTTAATTTTAGCAACATTAGCCGCAGTATTCTTAGCAGGATGTGCCTTTCATGCCGGTGTTGGTAGTCATGGAGCATCAGTAGGTGCTAGAGTATATCTATTCGATCGTGATAGAGGACAGCATTATTACCATGACCATAATGGTAATAGATATTATATGGATAAAGGCTGGAAAGCACCATAATATAGACACATTCGGAGTGTAGCTCAGTCAGGTAGAGTGCTTGCTTTGGGAGCAAGTGGTCCAAGGTTCGAATCCTTGTACTCCGACCATTTTTTACGCATCATATCGGAAACAGAGCCCTGCGGGGAATGGATACAGAGCTATGATGCTTTTTCTTGGGGGCGATACCCGTAAAAGGTGCCCCAATACTCTACCAGAGTATAATGGTGGTGGTTGCCGGCCTAGTCGGGGCGAAATGTTTAGCATCATCTTGTATGCCAAGTCTCGCTTAAGGCTTGTAAAATAATCTGTCCTGTGTTCTCGAGTTTAACTACGGTCGTGGTTTTTAGGACCACGTAAAACATTATTGAAAAAGGGTTTATCGCCCATAGCAACTTTTTCAGGTAAAAGGGCCGCCAAGAAAGTAATACGCCGGTGGAACATCTTATTCATTCTGGAAAAAGAAGTGTTTAGGCACTGTTCCTATCTTACCGTATTACCTCCCGGATGTTGGGAAAATGGGCATAATTGTAGAGACGAGGTCTGGCAAAGTAGAATAGGTTATAAATTACCTAACGAAAACCGTTTGAGTCTCGATAGAAGCTAAACGTTTGTAGTAGCAAAACATCCACCTAATTTATTATTATGATTATCGAAATTACTAAAAAATATCCTCATACACCATTCGCCGTTCATGTTGAGAAGATTAAAAATGGCCCAGGCATTTGGGATTCGAATAAAATTTCAATCTATAGAGATGGAATTTTAATCGGGGAATACCTACGTAATTATTCTAATTATGGTCCGAATACATTTTATCCTTTTGAGATAAATCACGAATGGTATGCGTTGTATAGTGATAATTATACAGCCACTCGTGTAATGAAATTACATTTTGACCATATTGAGGATTGGTGTGGAGAACAGGAATCTCCACACGGATTTTGTCCAGTCGAATTTTATGTACCGAAGTATATTCATTCGAAACATAAATTTAAGGATTCAGAGTATGATTCCTATACTGTTGATTGTGATTCTACTCCGGAAGATTTTGAATTTGAATTACACAAGTCTGGATTTGTTAGTGTAAATTCCTGTAATTTTGGATTTATGTGTGGTTGTGTATGGGGAGATGATACCTCGTGGAAATTGCGTTATATTGATTTAGCTCAAGTTCCAGATAAGATTTTGACTATTACAGATAAGTTTGGTTATTGGGAATTACCTGATAGTCTCACATTAAAAGAATCTATAAATATGAGTGGTTGGGAACCTAACCATGATTGGGTTAGATTATATAAAATGGAGAGTATCAATCTAAAAACGGATGAACGTTGCTGAAGCTGTATTACATGAAATTTTATTTTCTTGGGCGGTAATCATTAGTGGTTATCCGGAAGCAGAACGGCCGATTGTTGAATATAAACCAAAGTCTTTTTTTGTAAAAGAGGCTTGTGGTGGTAATGAAAATTGTAAAGTTGTTGGTTGGTTTAAGGGTGGTAATGTTATCTATATTTGGGAAAAATTAGACATAGAAGGTAGTCAAATTGCTGCTTCTATTATAGTTCATGAAAATGTTCATTATCTTCAAGAACTAAATGGTAAACCTAAGAAAACTTGTAGAGATATTGTCGAACTTGAAAGGGAAGCATACGGAGTTCAAAAAGAATATCTTCTAAGAAATGGAGTTCTTGCGAATGGTGTTGGAATAACAATTACCACAATGCATTGTGAGGTAAAATGAAAGAGGCCAAATATTACATATATCGAAATCTACGTACGAAAGGATTTTCTGTTCGTTATCGTGGGAAGGTTATTGATAGACTCTTTACATTTTCAGCAGAGGGTGTTATATTTAAGGTTAACGAGTTAGGACGACAAAGAGTAATAAAAGAAAAACAAAAGAATGTTCACGCTTTTGTTGTTGCTGATAAATACAAAGATGAATTTTATCCAGCATTGACATTTGGTGAGATTGACAAGTTAGATAAAATAACATACAATCCTTATACCGACGCACACTTTGTCTGCAACGGTAAAAAGATAGAAGAAGCAAATAAGATAGTCTTCCAAAATGGAAGATGTTTATTGGTAGAATAATTGGGCTGTTCGTATACGGGATATTACCTTGGTTTTGCAAGCCAATGAAAGCGGTTCGACTCCGCTACGGTCCACCAAATTTAGGTAAGATATGTGGCAATATTGCGAAAAAAGAGCACACGATAGTTTTTAAGAATGTTCCCCGGTAGCTCAGCGGCAGAGCCGGCGGCTGTTAACCGCCTGGTCGGAAGTTCGATCCTTCCCTGGGGAGCCAATTTAACCTCTAAGAGATAAATAACATACAAGTTATAGAGGTTATATGTCTAAGAATAGTGAAGCTGTAAAAAGATGGAGAACTAATACCAAAGATAGAATGGTAAAAGCTATGGGCGGTAAATGTCAATGTTGTGGATACGATACCTGTAATAATTCGTTAGCATTTCATCACATTGATCCTTCAGAAAAAGAATTAGGATTTGGAGATTTAAGATCAGATCCTAAAAAATGGACAAATATAGTTTCAGAATTAAAAAAGTGTATTTTAGTATGTAATAATTGTCATGGAGAAATACATGCCGGAATAAGATTTATTCCGGAATCATTTTCTTTGTTCGATGACACTTATATTAAACATGATGCCAAAGTTCGAGAAGAAGATAATTGTGTATGTGGAAAATTAAAGTTTATCTCTTCTAAATTTTGTAGTAAAGAATGTGCTTCAAAGAATCATAGGAAGGTTGACTGGGACAATATAGATTTGTTAGAATTATTAAAATCTTATACGGTAAGTGAGATATCAGATATGTTTAATATTTCTGATACCGCAGTATATAAACGAAAATATAAGATTCTTAATAAATAAGTATTATGATAGATTGGAAAAATAAAACAACAGATCAACTACTTGAAGAAGTAAGTAAAATATCTGATGAAGAAAAAGCATTATTGATTGAAGAGATGAGACAATCGATACAGGCGTCAGAGACACCCGAACGAATACAATATTGGAAAGATAAAGTTTCAACAGCACAAAAGTATCTATCTGAATTAAAAAGATTAAACGGGTTAGAATGAGATTAGATGAAATAACTTTAAAATCAATCGATGAAGTAGATATATATCTTAATATTATATATGAGAGTTTAAAAATATCTTCGAGTTTAATTAAATCTCCAAATCATAATCAAATGATTAAAGATTATAAAGAGACATTATTAGATCCTAATAATCAAGAAACATTCTCTGTATGGGTATTACAATCCCCGGAGAATCGTAAGATTTTTCTAGAATTAAAAAGAAGATTAGGTATTCGTTAATGAAAGTGATATATAGTGATGAATATGGTGAGGAAATTCTTAGCGTAGAAAGCGAGAATATACCTTACAATGGTGATGTAATATCTATTGACGATGAAGACTGGAAAGTAAAGTCGAGGATGTTTATTCCAAAAGATGATTCTGTGATTGTTGAGATTACACAGAATATGGTAAGATCTAAACCATCCGAAGACAACGGTGCTAGACTTGCAGAGATGCAACGTGCTATAGTAGAGGTTAATAAAAGGCAAGACACGCAGGAAAAGAAATCAAGAATCTTGCGTGAACAGTTAGTTTCAGTAAGAACACATTTAAGGAATAAAGATAAATGATCCCAGATAAACACTTCCGTATGAAAAAGCCTACCAAGACTTGGTTGGCCCTAATGAAAGGAAGTAAGGAACAAAAAGATGGTTGGAAGCGTATGTTTATTGACGCTCAACTTCATGAGGAAGCCGCTCGTCGTGCTACCCTGAAGACCAATGATAAAGAAGGTCGTCTTGGGAACAGAACACGTGGTGCCGTAGCACCGGACTAAATTAATTTGTGGTATGGTGCGGTACGTTTACTATTAGAGCCGCGCCCCTGTATAATATTATTATTTAATTATATTCTACCACTAATTGATAAATAAAATTTGAATACGCCCTTTTAGTGATATTGGCGAACACGCATCTTTGGTATAGATGAAAGGTCAGTTCAATTCTGACATGGGGCTCCAGTTAGTATAGAGAAATTCCTAAAGATTTTCTTCCATAACCTTTATTCCTGCCTTTCCATGTAGGAGTAATACTATGGCAGTTTGGACATAGAAATCTGAGATTTGAAGGATGGTTATTGCTGGCATTGCCGTCAATATGATCTAATTCGAGAGAAAGTAGTGTGCCTAACCAATGAGTTAAAGAACATTTGGAACATACATATCCTTTATGTTGTTTTAGATATTTTCTAAGAACTCCTCTTTCAGATACAAGACCTTGTTCTACCTTAAAATTTCTTTCTTGAATTATTTGTGATAAGGATTTTCTATTTTTTGGTTTTATTTTTCTTTTTGGTGATATAGAATTATTGTGTGTTGCGGCACAACTTCGAGAACAAAATTTAACAATTTTATGTTTATTGAATGGGATAGCACAATTACATATAGGACATAATTTCGGATTTTGGTTGTAAATATTTTCTTTTTCTTGTTTGCGAATTTTACAATTTTCAGAAAAGATTTTACCACCTATAGATCCTGCTTCTTTGTTTGATAATTTTGACATTTTGCTCCTTACATGTTATGCTTATTTATCAAGCACAGATGTTTGGAGCACCATAAAATGAAAGTGTATTTCGTATTGATTGATCCTGAAGAGGATTGCGATTTTTTGAATGCATGTACAATCAAACACGAAATAACACCGAAGAGCGAATTTGGTCATTGGTTCGATTATCCTACCAATGCTATTATTTTATCTAAAGGTGATATGTTTACTTTTACGATTGAAAATCCTGAAGACGAATTGATATTAAAATTGAAGTTTGGAAACAGAATTTCGGAAGAACATATAAATAATGTATGTCCGGCGAAAAACCATTCTTCATTGAAGGCATAGTAGTTGATGTTCCTCCAGGTTATGAACTTGCTTATGTAAAAGTAGTAAATGGTAATGTTTATAATTTGAGACCTTCAACTCCGGGAATTGATTTCTACAAATTGAAAAAAGGTCAAATTGTAGAGATTGAGATAACTAATAAATTAGTGCGAGTGCTTAGTGCTCGTATAATAGATAAAGCGGGCGAGTGTGATGGTAGCACGTAGGGCTCATAACCCTGAGGGCCGGTTCGATTCCGAGGCTTCGCAACCAACCTAGAAGTAGATTTGATTATCTGCTTCTTAAGACTCAGACGGGGTCGCTGTCTCGACCAGAAATGTTCGTAAAACTTATCACAGAATAACGCGGGTAGTGCTCGGAAACAGCAGGGTCTCATAAGCCCTAGCCAACGGTGGTTCAAATCCATCACCCGCAACCATTATTGCGGATATGGTGGAATTGGTAGTCACGCAGCGTTGAGGTCGCTGTGCCGAAAGGCGTGGAGGTTCGAGTCCTCTTATCCGCACCATAATTATGAAAATTCAGACTAGCACTGATTGGGCAATGGTTGAATCGAATCTAAATTCGAAATGCCGTAAATTTGCTCACTCCGATGAAGTCAAGAAAATGATCAGAAACATTAATTCAGAAATAACTGAATTATCAAAAGCGGAAGTTCAAGCACGACAAGGTAGAAAAGATCGTGCCACAGAACTTCTAATAAAAATCAATCAAGATATCGAAATGGTAGAAGACTATATTCTAGTCGCAGCGATTATTGGTTGATATTCAAAATCGGGTGCGGTATCTTGTCAGGGATACAAGCCTTACTTGGAAGGTAAGTGGAGTAACGAAAGTTGCCGGGGGTTCGATTCCCCACCCACCCGCCAATCACAAAGAGATTATAAATGAGAAACATACAAAGGAATGTTATGAACGCAATCAAAATGAGACGCCTTGAATTGCTTAGTATTGTATTGAGCAACAAAGAAAAACATATCGCTGAATTTAAGGAAGCAATTAAGGATTATAAGGCACTTGTAATTCAGACTGCCGAATCAAATCTAGCACTTGCTAAGACGAATAATCTTGAAGATTTTAAGAAAATTAAGACTTTGCCACATGCACCAGTTTCGTATGAAGACAGCTATAAGCGTGCTATTCGTATGCTTGAGCTCTCAATCGAAGATGTAATTGAGGTTGAAGAAGACGTGTTCAATCAGCTTGTACTTGATGAATGGTCTTGGAAACATGCTTTTGTAGCATCTAATTCAACATATAAAGCAGGCGCATACTAATCAGTTGACCTAAAATAATATGTAACATATAATGAGCGAGCGCAATAGGTGCGCTCACTTAACACAAACAAAGGACATACATGTTTAAAGGCGTTTTCACAATGATTGCTGCGATGTTGGGCACATCTGCTGTATTTGCTCAAGCTGCACCTGCGGTAGCTGCTGCCACGACTGCCGCTGAGGTTGGTTTTTGGGCCAGTGTTGGAATGTTTATTGCGGGTTGGGCAGTAGCCATTTTAGTTGTACTTGCATTCTTCGGTATTTTGGCTGAACACAATAACTCCCGTGGATGGTCCATTTTCTGGATGA